AGTTCGTTTTCTTACGCCGCTGCGTCTTATGCTTCCCGCCCTTCTTGTTCTTGCGGGTGAACCACGAGGCGGCAAGGACGTCGCGAACGGCCTTCTGGGTGCCCTGTGCCTTTGCCGGGGACTTGTCTACGGCGGCAAGATCTGAGGCGTCCTGACCCTCTGCGTTGGTGTCGCCCTTGTTGGACTTGGGCTTGAGGACCTCAACAGCACCCGGGTGACCCGCCCATGCAGCAACCATGAGAGCAGTCCATCCGAGTTCGTCCTTGAGCTTTGGATCCGCCTTGTTCTTGAGGAGAAGCTTGAGCATTTCCACCTCATTGTAGGCGGCCGCCCACATGAGAGCCGTCTCGCCGCCGCTGTTTTGCACATTGACATCTGCCTTCGCCTTGATAAGGTCCTCTACGTGCTTGGTGCGTCCATTGACAGCCGCCTGCATAAGAGCGGTCTCCCCGAACGGACCCCGGAAGTTCACGTCCATCTTCGTAGTCTCTCCGGCGCCGTCGCGGATGAACTTTGCCAGGATGGTTTCCGTCGTCTTGGTCTGAGACATCTGCTCGGGACCTTTGGCGAGAGTCCGCAAGACCTGGGAAAGAACCTCCTGCACCTCGCTTCGCGCAATCTTTCCGGTATCAATTGCATCGCGAAGATTGACCCAGACTTCCTCACCGGGTTCCAGGGATTCGGCGATAAGCGTGGGTCTATCGGTTTCTGGAGCACGAAGGCCACCGGTAAATGATTCGTCTCCGCCCACGTCGGTTTCTTCTACAGGAGGAGGTACCTCCTTTGGCTCGGGTAATGGGATTGGAGCCGCGTCGGGGGCCGCTACGTCTGCCATTGTTTTAACCCCGTTTAAAAAAGTCTCTATCTGTATTCATACACACGTTAATGGTGAAGCCTTTCGTCAGCACCCTGGCAATGCGGATGATGCGATCAAGTCAAGTGATGCAGGTCCATCTTACCCGAATCCAATCTGGGTTCATGCCAGAGAGGAACATTCAAGAAGCCGAACAACTCCTTCAGGAGATGCAATCCGCGATCGGACAGATGCGGAGTGCGATTTCCAGCACGGACACCAAACAGGCATCTAATTGCGTTCCCCTGAAATAGACTTCAAATCAAACGAGTAATCCGTAGCGACGAGCTTTTCCTCATGACGACGCACGATCTCTCGCATGACTTCCTCCCCGCGGTCCGGCAGGATCTCGAGGAGGTATTCTTCGAGCTGCTTTTTAGACAGCGTCCACCCCTTCTTCCACTCACCCGGCTTCTTCACCGAGAACATCATCTGCGATGAGTTGAGACCAATCTTCTCCGGAAGAGCAGGGACCGACGCATACGCAGCCGCAAGATCCAGCTCCACAGTCCGGCGCTCATCCCGCAGCTCACCTGCTCGTGCGTTGATCTCATTCAGTCGCTTCGTGATCTCCAGATACTTTGCAATCACTGGCTTGAGAGTGTCCATTGGTTTGTCTGGGAACTTGACTTAAAAGTGTTCGTTTTGAACAAGGAATGTCCTGGCTTGACGATGATGAAGTGGAGCGTCTCCGGGAAGTCTACAACAAGGAACATCCGAGTGAGTCTCCGATTGAACGCAGCAACACCGAGGGTGTCTGGAACGAGCTCCAGGCTCGTCTACGTGCCAAGTGCAAGACAGGTCGTGCCGAGTGCATCGTCGCCGCGCTCCTGCGTAGACCGAAGGCGCCGGCAGAGTGGGCTGTCAACCGATGGGAGTGGCTCTCGTCCGACGACATTGACGCGATAGAGAAGAACTTTATGAAGGTGTTCTCGGACTATTTCTATGTCGGGACCGTGCCGATTGACTTCAACCTGAAATCAGAGACCAAGAAGTGCCTCGTCTCTGCGCTGTGCAAGATGAAGCTCCCCGATCTCTACGCGAAGGGAAAGCACCGCATCGGCATCGTCATCAATACGGATCCCCACGACGGACCGGGTGAGCACTGGGTCTGCGTCTTCTGCGACATTCGCCCTGAGCTGGAGTATCCGCGCATGACCTATTTTGACTCGTATGCCCAGAAGCCCGAGTCTGAGGTCGTGGAGCTGATGCAGAAGTGGAAGGAACAGTGGGACGCGACGGGCAACCACAGCAAGGGAATGGAACTCACCTACAATGACACGCGGCATCAGTACAAGGACTCCGAGTGCGGTGTCTATTGCATCTATTTCCACTACGCGTGCCTCCTGGAGATTCCGATGGGCGAACGCATTCCGGACGATGTGATCAACGCATTCCGCGATCTGCTGTTTCGGATTCCGAAAATATCGTAAGCACAGAAGACAATGGAGCAGTGGATACTTGTCGTGCTCATGTTGATGTTCCTTGGCTACCTCATATCTGAGGAGCTCGGGTTTGTTCCTCCGGACATTCTGCCGCCTCGGGCAGGTCGGCTGTGTGATTACACCGCAGCCGGAGCGGTGTTCCAGGACATTCCGACAGCTCTGAAGCGCGGCATCCGGCTACTGGAGCTGCACGTCTTCTCGGACGAGCGCGATGAACCCGTTGTGGCGACCAAGCCGTTCAATGACGGATCCACTATCGCGGACGAGAACATCTCCTTTGAGCAGGCCATGGTGGACGTTGTCAACGAGGCGTTCCCGGCCGACGACCCGTTCATCCTGAGCATCGTGCCGCACACCGAGAAGAGCTTCACGCTGAATCGCGTTGCGTATCACATCTCCACGACCGTGCGGCGGCACCTCGTGGACATGAAAGAGGATATCATAACGGCGCCTATTGAGGATCTCGCCAACAAGATCGTCATTGTCTCGGGCAACGTCGCCGGGACCGAATTGGAGAAGTATGTGAACGTATCGTGGAATGGCTCATTCCTTCGCCGCCTCACCCACCACCAGGCGGTTCACCCCCGCGACCCCACCGAGCTGGCACAGTTCAATCGCGATCGCGTTACTCTTGTGGCGCCGGAGGCTATTTTCAAGAATCTCAAGGCGAACCCCGAGACACCTATCGCGTATGGGTGCCAGTGGAATCTCTTTGCCGAAGGACCCTCTGGATTCGTTCAAAAAGCCTTTCTCGCGCGTTAAATAAAAATGGCCGAAGCTCCTGTTACTGGCACTGGTCCTGCTCCCGGCGAGATGGCGGGTGGCAAGCGCTCCCGCTGGATGACGCACGTGAAGAAGACGATGCGCGCGAACAAGGGCAAGTCCCTGTCCCAGGTCCTCAAGATGGCGAAGAAGACTTACAAGAAGACCCGCCGGGGTGGCGGTCCGGAGGACTCGGAGGTCGTGACGGGCGGCGGTGTTGCGGAGACCGCGTCCCCGCTGAACGGTGGTCGTCGCCGCCGGGGGTCCCGCAAGGGCTCCAAGAAGGGCTCTCGCCGCCACTAAACATTGATTGAATTCCCCAAACCCCAAACCCACACCCAAAAACTACAGAAGCCCACCGCCGACAACTCGGCGGGTCTTCTTGTTGTCGCGGCTCTTGGTGTAGTTCCCCATACCCGTCTTGCGGCAGGTCTTGCCCTTGTAGGTCTTCTTGGTGCATCCTGCCTTGTAGTAGGCCAGGTGTTGGACGTAGCCCTTGAAGGACCGCAGACCCTTCCCGGACATTGCCTTCATCAGTCCATACATCCACCGCAGGTAGCCCATTCGCGATCCGAGTTCCACCTCGTTCTTGCTGAGATACTTCTGGAACGACGCCCGCAGATTGGCAAACGGATACGCCTCGGAAAGGTGATGGATAAACTGCCGCTGCGTGGACATGTCCTGTGGCTCGGGTGCATCGGGGTAATTGTACGCGACTGCCATGAGGAAATCACGACCCGGTATCTTGGTCGGGGTCATCGCCATATAGCGCGCCTTGACCTCGCTGAAGTCGGGGTCGGGTCCGGGGTCAATCACGTTGGCATCGTCCGCAGCCTGTTTGCGGAGTTTGTCGTTGACCATGTTGTGGATCTCGTAGAGCCACTTGCCGGGATCCCCGCGGAGCGGGTGTTTCTTGACGAACTCGGTCGTGGATGCCCGG